TCATGATGTTTACTCCGTTAAAAAATCTTTGATGGGTGAATAATAAAAGATTCTTTTATGGTTGTCAAACATTCTTTTGTAAAGATATGTAAAGATCAATCAGTAGGATTGTGCCAAGCTGCAGGGCTGATCCGGTCCAATGTGCAGGGCCAGGGTGGCGCTATAGGGCATACAGGGCCATGGTTCGATTGAGGCTAGAGGGCACTGTATCGTATCACTACCAAAACTACCATGTTGTTCGTAGCCCAGACTGCCGAGAATTTAGGGGGTTGGATTGGAGCTTATCAAAGAATGTTTAAAAAAATGGATTTTAGCTTGCAAAAGTAAGGCCAGTTGGAAGTGTTTAAGACTGGTAGCTTTGGTAAGCCTCAAAATCAAAGTGTCTTTGACGGTTTCGTCAATCATTGTTTGATGGATCAAAGATTCTCTGACAGATTGCATCAGCCTGGACGCAAGCTGTTAAAGAATCTTTAATACTCTGCTTTTTGACCAGTAAAAGAAAATGTTTCTTTGATGCTCTGCATCTGCAGGCCATCAAAGATACCTTGATGACTCAGGTCCAAGGGTTGACGGTCAGGGGTACTCGGATTCCCGGGGTCTAGGGGTTGACCAGTTTTCGATCAGGGGGCCAGGGGTAAACGGCTTTGGTGTGAAATATGTATATGACCATCAAACAATTCGCGCCCCATTTTTAAAGAGACATCAAAGAATCTTTGATACTTGTTCTGTAGAACTCAAAGATTCTTTGATACTTGTTCTGTAGAACTCAAAGAAACTTTGACACATCTCCCACCCCCATCCCTTAAATTTTTCGCCGAAAATTTCACAGCCATAAAACAAAGAATCTTTGATGTCCCATACCTACCAGCCCCCACACCAGCCCCCATTTGACGCAGGGCACAAGACTGGATATAAACACTGGCATGAGTGAGCACGACAATCAGCAAACCGATGAGGTGTACCAGCAGCCGGTGCAGACCATCCCTGCTGTGGTGGACCTGCCAGACTGGTTGATGGTCGAGCAGCCCAAAACCAGGCGCACCAACAAGGAGGTGCGGGCACTGGCCGAGACGACCTATGAGTCGTTCTTTGAGGTCGTGCTTGACAAGATGGTCAACGGCGACACGTTGAAGGACATCGTTCGTGAGGACGCCCGTGGGATTGACGAGGGGAAGTTCCGAACGTGGATCATGAAGGATGCACTTCGTCGCACGCGCTACGAGGAAGCCCTGGAGATCAACAGCTACGCCATCGAGGAAGAAATGCTGGCCATTGCCGATGCGATGGACAACCCCCTGGAGGACGTGCAGCGATCGACCCTCAAGATCAACACGCGTAAATGGGTGTTGGGGGTACGCAACAAGCGCAGGTTTGGCGATGTGAAGAAGCTGGAGATTGAGAAGTCCGAGTTGCCAGCCGATCATCTGTCCAACCTGGCCGATCGGCTGACGGTGTTGCAGAAAAACGCCCGTGGGGGTTATACTGACCCGAACATCGTGGATGTTGAATAGGAGTACCGTCATGTTTGAAGAACTGCTGCAGTGGTTTGCCCCGGGTCACCGTGAGGTGTTCTCCAAGGTGTTCACTGACCTCGTGGCACGAGTCGAAGCCCTGGAGGCGAAGCTCGGTGTGGGTGAGCAAGCCGCTGCTGCGCCTGCACAAGCACCTGCTGCGAGTACGCAGACTGCTGATGCGTCGGCGCAAGCCGCTGCTGCACCTGCCGCCAAGTCCTGATGTTCGTCTCATCGGCCAAGAACACCGGGGAGACGACCCCCCTGGTGTTCGACTTCCTCAGTAAACTGCCGATCGGGGACACGATTGCCTCGGCGGTCTGCACCTGTACGGTGTGGTCAGGGGTGGACGCGAGTCCGTCCAGCGTACTGTCGGGGTCGGCCACGATCAGTGGGAGCAAGGTCACGCAGACGATCACAGGTGGGGTGGCCGGTGTGACCTACAAGATCACCTGTGCCGCGACGACAACTGCTGGGTATGTACTGGTGCTGGGCACCCATGTCCCGGTGCTGACCGACCCGTTGTAACGTCATGATCTGCGTCGAAGTGCCTGTGAGCAAGCTGGTCGATGAGATCATCCGGCTTGAACAGGCCGATGGACAGCACAGTCAGACCTACGCCAAAGGGGCCATCGCTGCGCTGCGATGGGTCATCGACGGTGACCCCCGACCATCGCAGGACGTGCTGATGCTGCTCAAGGAGTCGCCCCATGGCAGGCATTGAACGCGTCAGTCTCAGACCCGAGGTGGTCGAGGGGTTCGCGGGACTGTTCCTGTCCCCGATGTACGACAACGCCAAGCCCACCCCGGACTTCCACCGCACATGCTGGCAGATGTACTGTTCGGGTCACCTGCGCTGCGCCGTTGCAGCACCCCGAGGTCATGCCAAGTCCACCGCGCTCACCCACGACTACGCCCTCGCCGTGGCGCTCTTTCGTGAGCAGGACTACATCATGATCGTGAGCAACACCGAAGAACTTGCCAAGGGTCACCTTGGTGACATCTCCCGGGTCTTGCGCGAGAACGATGAGGTCAGGGCGCAGTTCGCCATCAAGGAGATCGAGACGGACAACAAGGCCGACATCGTGGTCCTCTTTGAAGACGGTCACCGCTGCCGGTTCATCGCCAAGGGCTCGGGGCAGAAGATGCGCGGCACCAAGTGGGACGGCAAGCGCCCCGGGCTTATCATCTGCGACGACCTCGAGGACGACGACCAGACGGGGAACCGGGACAGACGCCTGGCGTTTCGCTCCTGGTTCAACCGTGAGCTTGTTCCCACGCTGCGCCGAGGCGGCATGATCCGCGTGCATGGCACGATCCTGCACGAGGACGCCCTGCTGGCGCGGCTGATGAAGAACCCCTCGTGGATGTCCAAGTGCTTCAAGGCCCATGCGGGGTTTGATGACTTTTCCGACATCCTGTGGCCTGAGCAGTTCTCCGAGAACGACCTACGCCAGATCAGGCAGTCGTTCATTGATGACGGCGACTCGGCAGGCTACTCACAGGAGTACCTCAACGACCCACGCGACAACGCCGAAGCGTACCTGAGGAAGGACGACTTCCTGGCGATGAAGGAGCAGGACTACGACATCGACAAGATGATCGTCGTCGGGGCTGACTTTGCCGTGAGTAAGGCCGACAAGGCTAACCGGACCTCGTTCACCGTCGCAGGTAAGGATGTCAACAACCTGCTTCACTACGTCGATCAGTACGTTGGCCGCTGGGACACGCTGCAGTGGGTCGACGTGATGTTCGACATCGAGAGTAAGTGGCACCCGTCCGTGTTCTTTGTGGAGGACGGGGTGATATGGAAGTCGATCGCACCCACCGTCTACAAAGAGATGCAGTTGCGCGACAAGTGGATCAACATCCAGGCCATCCCCAGCACCCGCGACAAGGCCACCCGTGGTCGTCCGTTCCAGAAACGTATGCGGGCAGGTGGGTGCCGGTTCGACAAGAACGCCCTGTGGTATCCGGCCTTTGAAGACGAGTTGCTTCGCTTCACGGGGAACTCGGACGCGGTGCTTGATGACCAGTTCGACAGCGCAGCCCTCGTCGCCAAGGGGGTCGAGAACATGGCAGAGGTCGAGGACGAAGACTTCTGGGACGATGAAGAACTTGATATGATCCGCACTGACCCGCGCAGAGTGCAGGGTCGTAACAAAGTCACGGGCTACTGACCATGATCCACTTCGATACCCGGCTCAAACTGACCAAAGAGGTCATCCAGTCTCCCAATCTGACAGGTATGCTGTCAGAGGAAGACCTGACCAAATTGGGCCACATGGTCAAGGATGGGTATCAGCGCGACGAGGATAGCCGCGACAAGTGGCGCAAACGCACCCAGGCGTCGATGGACCTGGCACTGCAGATGCAGAAGGACAAGAACTTCCCCTGGCCCGGTGCATCGAACGTCGCCTTCCCCCTTGTCACCATTGCGACACTTCAGTTCCACTCCCGCGCTTACCCGGCGATTGTTGGAGGCCCCGAGATCGTCAAGTGCCGCGTGGTCGGTGCGGACCCCCAAGGGCAGGAGCGTGACCGGGCCGACCGTATCGGACGGCACATGAGTTGGCAGGTGCTCGAAGAAGACACCTCATGGGAAGAACAGCAAGACAGGCTTCTCATCAACGTCCCCGTGGTCGGCTGCGCTTTCAAAAAGACCTACCACTCGGGTCGAAAAGGGCACAACGTCTCTGAACTGGTGCTGGCCCAAGACCTCGTGATGGACTACTTCGCCAAGTCCGTCCAGGACTGCGCCCGCAAGACACACGTTATCCCCATGTATCGCAACGAGATATATGAGAACGTGATGTCGGGGATTTTCAGCGACGTGCTGGAAGAACCGTGGTATAAAAGCAACGCTCGACCGATGCGTAACGAGGTGTCGGACAAGACCGATCACCGACAGGGTACGGACGAGTCCATGAGCGATGAGGACACCCCGTTCACGACGCTTGAGCAGCACCTTCTGCTTGATCTGGATGGTGACGGCTACAAAGAGCCCTACATCTGCACGATTGAGTACCACTCTTGCCGAGTGATGCGTCTGGTCACCCGGTTTGACCGCGAAGACGACATCAAGCGCAACTCGCGGGGGCAGATCATCAAGATCGAACCCACCGAGTATTTCACGAAATACGGGTTCATCCCCAGCCCCGATGGTGGCATCTATGACATCGGTTACGGCGTACTGCTGGGGCCGCTGAACGAGTCGGTCAATTCCATCCTGAACCAACTGGTCGATGCGGGCACGATGGCGAACACTGCCGGGGGCTTCCTTGGCAGGGGCGCGAAGATTCGCGGCGGTCAGTACACCTTCGCTCCGCTGGAGTGGAAACGGGTGGACTCCACGGGTGACGACCTGAAGAAGTCGATCTACCCGCTGCCGGTGCGTGAGCCTTCGGGTGTGCTGTTCCAGCTTCTGACGCTGCTGATTGAGTACACCAACAAGATTTCGGGTTCGACTGACATCATGACGGGTGAAAATCCCGGCCAAAACACCAAAGTCGGCACGACCGATGCGATGGTCGAGCAGGGCATGAAGATTTACAACGCCATCTACAAACGCATCTGGCGTTCGATGAAGGAAGAATTCAAGAAGTTGTACCGGCTGAATTCGATCTTCCTGCCGGTTGTCTCCGCCTTCGGTGAGGCGGGAGGCAAGATTTTGCGTGAAGACTATACGGGTGACGCCAACCGGATCATTCCGGCAGCGGACCCGAACACCACCTCTGAAAAGCAACGACTGCAGCAGGCGATGACCCTGAAGCAGATCGCGGCAACGACCAACGGATACAACCCCGTCGAGGTGGAAAAGAATCTGCTGCGAGCAATGCGCGTGGACGGCTGGGAATCGCTCTATCCTGGCCCGGATAAAGTACCCCCGCTGTCCAACCCCAAGGTGCAGATCGAGCAGATGAAGACAGAAGTCAAGAAGATGCAGGTCCAGGCACAAATGCAGCAGTTTGTGATGGGCTTGCAAGAACAAGTCAGACTTAACGACGCCAAAATCCTGCAACTTCAGGCTCAAGCTGCCAAACTGCTTGAGGAAGCCGGTGGTGTCAAGACAGGGCATGAGATCGCGGCTTTTGAAGCGGCAATCGGTGCGATGAAGTCCCACAACGACGCGTTGATGGGACAAGCCAACACTTTCCTCAAAGCAATGGAGTTAGAACATGACCAAAGCCAAGCCAATTCAGGAGCACGAGTTCAATGAATGGAAAACCCACCCGGTAACGGAGGCGTTTTTTGAAATCCTGAAGAAGTGGCGCGAAGATCAGAAAGAAGTTTGGGCATCAGGGGCATTCACCGCTGAAACCAAATACGGTACGGACATCCTGAATGCTCAGGCTGTGGCGTACTGCAAGACGCTGGAGGTCATTTCCGACATCCAGTTTGAGCAACTGCAAGAAAGCGAGTAATGCGATGGAAAACACAAGCGGTCTGACCCCGCTGGGGCGTGCTGTCCTGATTGTTCACTACGAACCCGAAAAAAAGGACTCCCTGATTGAGATTCCTGACTTTGTTCAGGATCGAACGCTCATGGTGGAGCAACGCGCCATTGTGGTCGAGGTTGGCCCTGCCTGCTGGCCTGATGAACCCCCTCGTGCCAAACCAGGCGACAAGGTTCTTATTGCCAAGATGAGCGGGTACATGGCGACGGGTCCGGCTGATGGCAAACGCTATCGCCTGGTCAACGACCGCGACCTGTTTTGCCGTATTGATAAAGAGGCATAAACATGCGGTGTAAATGCTGCGGGTCTGAAAAACCCTCAAGCGAATATTACGCTAGCAATCATGCCACCTGTAGGGTGTGCGTGAAATTACGTGCGGCTAAATACTACTACGCAAATAAAGAGCATTGTCTTCAAAAGTTCAAGAATTGGATAAGTGAAAACCCTGAACGTAGCGTCGAAATAAAGCGTGCGTATCGTGAGCGGAATCGTGAAGCGGAACGTGAATACCATCGAAATCGCCGCAAAGAGCGACCTGATGCAGTATACGCGGCCAACAAGAAGTACAAAGATGCGAACCCTGATGTTTATACGGCTGCTGCCGCAAAACGTCGAGCAAGCATCTTGAAAGCGACTCCATTGTGGGCAAATCTTGAGAAAATTGCGTTGTTTTATAAACTCGCTGCTGAACTTTCGATTAAGGTTGGGGAACCTCACGAGGTCGATCACATTATCCCTTTACAGGGTCGAACAGTGAACGGATTACACGTAGAGACAAATCTGCGAGTTATTCCTCGATCTGTAAATCGCAGTAAGTCAAACAAGATGGAAAAGGAGTAAGTCATGAGCGAGAACATTGAACAGGAAGCCCGCTCGATGGGGTGGGTGCCCCAAGAGGAATTCCGGGGTGACACAGCCAAATGGGTTGATGCCAGCACTTTCGTGGAGCGTGGTCACACAATCATGCCTATTCTGCGGAAAAACAACGAGCGCCTTGAGGGCACCGTTCGTCAGCAGCAGGCCGAGATTGCCAAGATGCGCGAACTCCTGAATAACGGCCAGGAGGCTATTCAAGAGTTGCAAAAGGTCCATTCCGAG